CAATCTTCATCCTCTTCAATTTTAGATTCTTGTTTTTCTTCTGAATCTAATTCTACCTTATCCCAAGAGAATGAATCATCATCAGATTCTTCTTCATTGGTAGTTTCTTCTTGTTCCTCAACCTCTTCTTTTTGAGGCTCTTCTTTACTATTAGTTTCTTCTCCAACAAAAGCCTTAGGGTCAAATGCTGGAGTAGTTTCTGTTTGTTCTTTAGTTTCTACAGTTTCCTGCTCAACTTTGTCTATTAGGTCTTCACCTGATGTTTGTTCTTTGCTCATAATTTAAAATTTTGCTCTTTGCTTTGTACAAAGATAGTTATTATTTTTTACTTACTTTTTTAACCTCTTTTTCGCTTTTATTTTTCTTTTCTGTTTCTTTAGAATGTTTTAATTTTTCAGTTTCTATTTTATCTTTTAAACCAGATTGCATAGCTTCTTTTTGCAATGTAGCTTTTATTTTATCACTACTAACATTAGCTTCCAAGTCTGCTTGTAAGTTAGCAATTTCTACTTTAGCTTTTCCAGCTTCTATAGCTGCATTTACTTTTCCTTGGTTTTCTAATTCTTTAAGATTAAGCTCATGTTGTCTTTGTGCATCAGCCTGTTGAGCTTGCGCTTGTAATTGTTGCTGTTGCATTTCTTGTGCTTGTTGAGATTGTTCTTGTATTTCTTTAATACCATGTTCTAAAATATGTTCAGCTTCTGTAAGAGTTTCTGCTTTTAATATTTTAATTACACTTAGAAGGTCTATACTACCACTTTGAAGAGCTGCTTGTGATAATTGCGTTACAGCTTGTTTTACTGCATCTTCTTTACCACCCTCACTAATATATATACCATAATCATTTAAAGATACATCAGGAAATACTGTTAACATTTTATATCCACCATCTCCCAATATATATCCAGCTTTTTTTCCTCCTGCCCAAGATATTTTCATAAGATTGCAAACTTTTTCTATTGCTCTTTTCTTTACTTCTGAATGTTGGAAAAACCAATTTTCTGTTACAAGGTTAGATTGTACAACTGTTCTTTGCACATTACCAACTGCTTCATATTGAGAAACAGCACCTTCTCTTTGTGGGGATATACCACACACTTGTCCAGCTGTTTGTTCCAACATTAATTTTAAATTAATTAATTGTTGTACAGAATTAGATAATGTAAAGTCCACTTGTTGAAATTGATTAAATCTAGCAGTATCAGCTCCTTCATCTCTAGAATTAATAGGTATTATACCATCATTCTTAATGTGATAAAGAACTGTTTGCATATCCATACCTATATTTGACGGCATTTGTGAAACGTCATAAACAACAGCTTTTCCTCCAGCTCTAGATAATGTTAACTCTATATGATACATAACCACATTGTATAACATTTGAATATGTTTAAGAACATCCACTATACTTGTCACTCTACCTGAAGATAGATTATGAACACATCCTGTGTAAGATAAATCAGTTTTTCCAGCATCATCTACAGAACGAACCTGATTAGGTCTTCTTCTGCAGTTTACTAATATTTGACCACCTATTTTTGTACCCTCCCAAATATCATCTACATATTTAGTTTCTACAATTTCACCTTTTCTTGGTTTGTAGTTGTCTGCTACTATTTTTCTAAAAGGGTTGCTTTCATCATATTTATTAGGAGAAACTTTTACTTTTATTGCTCTAATAGATTTCCATTCTCCATGAATTAATCTAACCTTTATACCTGTAGAAGTATCGTATTGAACCCAATCTAAATTAGAATTATAATGAGCTAATTCGTCACCAGACGACACATGTCTCATCTTTTCTAACTCCATAACATCCTCTTTTGTTAGCTCATCTCCATACTCATCTAATATCTCATTAATACCTAACCATCTTTGTTCTACCACCCATTGAGCATTGTCTAAGTAATCACTTTCTATAGACATATCAAAAGCTATATTTCTTGGGTCTATTCTTCTTATTTGTGGGTCTCCATTTAATATATCTACTTTATAAAAAACTTTACCTGTTACAAGAAAATCTCTAAAACCCCCTCTAAATAAATCTTTCCAACTATATCTTTCTTTTAAATAATGCAATCCATCCTCTACAGCTTCTTCTACAGCCTCTTTATAAGTGTATCGCATAAACTCTTCTATATTATCTGGTATTTCCATTCCTGTTAAGTTTTCTGCAACATCCATACCCATACTTTGATTTATTTCTTTTTTTACATCAGAAAGTATAGATTCAGCTATAAGTGATATTTTAACATCTTCTTTTCTTTGGACAGCATCTTTATTTACAGAACTCACTTTGGTTTCTAGTGGTCTACGTAATTCTTCGCTAGTAAGAAGGTCTATTTTAGGAGCTATTATATTAAAGTTAGTCATACGAGCTGGAAATGGAGTTCCATACTGGTCAGTAACGTGCTCATAATCTTTTGGGTCAAAATGACCATGATATGCTTGATAATTTCTTATATCTTTATATCTATCATTAATATAAAGACTATTGTTGTGTTGTGCAATGTATGGAGCCATAGCGTCCAAATTTTGTTCACACCAATTTTTATCTTTCTCCTTATCTGTAAGAAGTTGTCTAGGAAAACTAGTATACGGCATAATTAATCATCTTTATAAGGAACTAATCTATTTCCATCTTTTTTGAAATAAACAAATCCTAACTTTTTACCCTGTTCACTTTTTTCTCTTGCTTGTATTTGAAATATATCAATATTATGTATAAGACATAGTCCAAATGATATAGCCCTATCGGTATTTCTAGTTCCATAATCAGCAAGTTCGTTTAATAAATCTATGAACCATATATCATCAACATTAGTTTTAATATAATCGTCCATGTACTGCTCCATTACAGATTTTGTTTGTTTATTCATCTGTAACCCATATCTGTTCCTAGTTAATGTACCAGGAGCATGTGCAGTTTTTGGTTTTTCTTTAAGATATTTTAAAGCATTTTTTCTTTTAAAATAATCTATAATACCAATTTTAGTATACTCTACAAGCATCTTTGCATTGTAGTATATTGCTAATTTTAAACATCCGTCCCAAAACTCTTCTGCTGTTTTAGGTCTTTCTGTGTAATCTGCTACTATATAATCGCTAGGTATGTCTGGTGAAACAAATCTTCTATATATAAGAGCACTTCCTAAAGACGTAGAAGCTTCAGCTCTATCTTGGTCATAAGAGTCAATACCTCCTATATCTAAACCATCATATTCTTCATTTGGATGTTCTAAGATTAAATAAGGCCCATTTATATCAGCCACCCATTCTACCGCATCTGTAAATCCATCTTCATCATCAAACACCCATTCTATTCTACCTCTTTGTATTTGATTCTCTAGTTTTTTAAAACTCATTATCCTACCCCTTTGTGCATTTATAAGTGATAAATCAAATCTACTTCCTTTAGTTTTTAAGAAAGCCTCTTCCACAGTTAAAGGATAGTTTTGTATATGCAAGTTATAAGCCTTGCTATTATCTCTACCTTCTAACTTTTCTCTTTCTTTTAACAACTCTTTTCTTGCACCTCTTTCGTCACTAATACCTGTATTTACATCAAAAAAACCATAATAACACACAGAAGCAGGTATAAACAGTGGAATTAAGTTAAAAGAATCTGCATTGTAATACATTTCCATAAAATCTTTAGAAGACGCTTCTATATCACCACCTGTTCCACCAATAACAGGAAC